GGAATGTTGTCATCTGATTTTGCCGTTGATGATACGGAGGTTGTCCACTTCAAAGTCTCCGCCATCTGATATTTGAACAAACGCGAAGCCGTGATTCCATTTGTTTATGGGCATATACATCGGATTCATTTCACAGAGGCAACCCGTAGACCATGTGGTTACAATCTTGCCTTCTAAGTTGTTCTCCGTGTGTTCTGAAGTCTGGTGGTTGTGTCCGCAGATAACGGATGCTTTGGCTCTCATGTAATAACCTCTCGCTGGGTTGACCGGGCTAAATACCGACCGTCCAAATTCGTGTCCGTGTAAGATGTTCAGCTTGCCCGCTTTGATTATCCGCTTGTCTTGAATTAGTGTAACCCCGTATTCCCCAAACTTCAGCAAAGTATCAAGTGTAAACTCCGAAGTGCCAAGCAACTCAGGTGCTTTGGTTCTTAGATAAGCCTCGTAACGCTCTTCATGGTTGCCCAATTTAAAGTAGATAGGGCATTGCAATTCTTTCTGAAGTATTCCCAACAATTGCCGACAAGCCTCAAGTTCAGCCGCGAAGCCTCGTTTACGTGGGTCTTTTTCGTATCTGCTCAGAGCATAGCAATCTAACGTGTCTCCATTCAAAACAACAGCGTTAACGTTCTTCTCTTTGCCGTACTCAATGGCTTTTGTAAGTGCTGGAATGTTGTGATAAGGAACGTGAATGTCCGACAAAAGTAAGATGCGGTTGTTGCCTTCGGGAAGAACGAACGGATCCCACTCTTCCTCATCGCTTTCAGGCAATCCAAACGGATTTGAAACGCCTAACGCTTTGGCGTGTTGAGCTGGCTCTGATTTGAACTCTTGCGCCCCTGACTTCTTTCGGCTTGCATCTCCAGCTTGCCCTCGATAATAACGGATTGTTGACCTTGCATTTTCAACATCTTTAAATACTTCTACGTTGTCCTTGTAAATCAAACGTGCAAGCGTTAAACTCGGAAGCTGTCCCCATTCAGGATGCTCCAAATACTCTTTGACGATTTCTCCTTTCATCGGTGCTGTGCCATTATTCGTTCTCGGTAGAATTTCGGGTCGATTTCCCGAATCTTTTTAGCCAGTTCCATCCATTTCCGTTTTGCTTCTTCTCGCTCTTCTGTTGTGGAGTCTGTCCCTAAGTTAGCTTGGATTGTGGCATTCTGCTGGAGTAGTTCGTCTATCTGTTCGCGAACTTCAGCGTCTTGGTAATAGTAGTAGTTCATCTACTTATGATTGTCCGACCAATGCCAACACCTACATAGTGCTGACCGTTATAGCCGTAGTTTGCGCTAAGGTATGTTTTTTTTATCGACCCATGCAAACCGACCCCGAACATTGGGACATACTGGCTTTCAAAATCAGAAACCAAGCTCACGTTACCATGTACTCCTATCGCGAATCGCGAATCGCGAATCTTTGGCGTGTAGTCAATGCGAAGATTCTCGGTAAGGTTTTGGTAGTTCTGCCACCTTACCCGGACATCACTTACCGTTGTGTCATAACAGTTGACCTCTGACAGCCATGCTTCCACTATCTTAACCGTGTCCACCTTTAACAAGGTATCTAAGCGAGTAACTATCTTTTCCGAGTAGATAGTGTCGTGTCGCGTTACTATTTCCTTACGCACAAACCTAACGGTGTCTGTTCGCCAACGGTCAACATATTCTGTAACGTAAACAGGTTTTTCAATTACAACTCCTGCTCCAACTCCTGCTCCAACTCCTGCTCCGCAGCCTTGCCAAGCTACAAGAACCCCAAGCAAGAAAGCAATAAGGTAAGGCGTGTAGACCTTTGCTAAATGTATTGCGATGTCCCTGTCCAAAGTTCTATTTCTGCTTCTCGCCTTCTGATTAAACCTTTCAGCACCTTACCTCCTCCCTTGTTCCATCGTCTGAACTGGTCGGGAATCCGAACGAACTCAGGGTTTGAATTTAACCAAGCCAGCAGAGTTGAGTTTGAAAAGTTGCCGATACCTACGTTGTAAGTAAATGAGATTAACGCAGCTAATTGATGCGCTTTGAGTTTGACCTCAAGAACATTTTTGACTTGCTTTTGAACCGTTTTTATGGTGTCCATCAGCATCTCAGTAGCTTGTTCTTCGGTTATCTCAGGGTCATCCATAGTTACCCTTTCTCCATTCGGGTAAATGGTGTTCCCGTAGCCGATAGTGGGAATGTTCGCCGGGCAGAGATAAGGTTTACTCTCAAACCCTTCGAACTCTTTTATCACTTTTGCGGCTAACTTTGCCGCGCTTGGTCGTGTCTTTTTGGTCACAGTTTCCATCTTTGCAGTTACATTCTCTTGGTGCAATAGCGCACCACTTTACATCTTGCAACGATTCTCTTTAAGTTCTGAACGCATTTCAGTTAACGCCTTCGTGTTCTCAGCTATTACATCCGAGAACTTGTCAACGTGTTGGTTATTGGCATCTTGCCATTCCTTTCTTTCCTCTCGGTGAATGTCGGTCAATTTGTTCAAATAGTAAACCAAAACCGCAAGGAAAATCCCCGCTATTCCATATGATGCTAATGCTTCTAAAATTGCGTCCATTATAACACTAAATTACCTTGTTCGTCAATTTCTGGAATGATGCCGTATTCTAGTAATCTCGACAACCAGACTTCCTCATCCGTTGTAGTTTCCCAAACGTGAATTGTGTCCGTCCGTTGATTCGGGTCTGTCCATCCGTAACTTAATACAGATGCTTTGTCTTCTTAAACTCCGCCTCCGTCTGTTATTGTCCAGCCAAAAGTTGAAATTAGTGATGCTCTTGCTGTTTCAGCTGCGCTTCCAAGTGTGTATTGACTACTTCCAAAATGAATACTAATAGTTGGCGTATATCCTGCGCCACCAGAAAAAGCTGCTTGCAATGTTGCCTCCCAACCGACCAAAGTAGCATCATAAGCAGCCGTTGACATTCCTCCAATCTGCATAAATGATACTGCGCTTGTCATGCTTGTTATATCCCAACTTGCCAAAGATTGCGTAATATTAACACCTCTTAATGTGTTGTTGAAATTTGTCCAACTACTAACGTCTAAATTGCTAATGCTTGGATGGTCGAAAGATGTATTGCCCTGCATGAAGCTAACGGCATCTGTAACATTTGGTGCGGTTATGTAAATTCCAGAGTTTAAGGACGTATTAGACTGAAGCATACTTCTCACGGATGTTATTGCCGATGAGTCAATGTAAATTGGCGAGTTTAATGATGTGCAGAGTGCGTAGATAAGTCTTGCATCGTTTGCTCCACTTAGCGTAGGTGAACTTGCGGGTATCGATGTCATATTGGCGCAACCGTAAAAACTATTACCAACGCCCCCAGTGTCAAAGATTCCCCAATTATCAACTGATAACATCTTCAATTTATCTCCGCCATTGTTGAAGTAAAATCGCTTCAATACATCACCGCTAATGGTAATTTGATAGATGCCTCCCGATGCGTATGTGTGTGTTCGATTTGCATAATCAAGCGTTTGGCTGTTGCCATCGCCCCAATCCACAGTAAGGTTGGTGTATGTTCCACCGCTCAATAGCGGTAATTCAATGCTGTCTGCTGCTGAGATTCCTGATTTTGTGGTGTCAACCGTAAATATAAAGTCGGGACTAGGAGCAGCACCGCCACCTCCACGAAATGAGGCAACTGATATTTGGCTAACGCCTATCATTGGTTGTAGATTATCACGCTTCCGCTTGACATGGTTATGGCTGTGATAGCATCGCCTGAAGGTACTACGATGTACGCCCCAGCTTTTACGGTTGCTCCCGTTAACCCGAAGTCTGCAAGAGCATCAACTCCATCCACTTCGAACGTTGTTAATACGGTGTCCTCTTGAGCGATGAATGCATAGCCCTTTAGAGATGTAAATGCTCCCGTTCCTGTCAGGAGTTTGCATCCGCGTGTTCCTATTAGTTTTTGTGATTCAGTCATTTTAATTTGGAATTTGGCACTTGTTGTAGTCGTATGGTTGAGTTATTGAAAGAACGCAAGAATGTCCGCTTACCTTGTCGTCAAAGCGTTCGGTAAATGGCTCAAGCGTTACGCTCGTTTGAATGCTTAAATCTGTAATGTGCAGTTGTCTGAAGTATGCCACGAAGTCCAATAACACTTGGATGGTGTCGCTCATTACTTCTTGTTCGTTCTCTTCTGCTGGAAGAACCCTATCCATCGCTAACAGTCGGATGTTGTAGGTCAATGTCCGCTCATTTAGAACAACGCTCTCCTCGATAGCCCACAGAACAAGGTAATCAAGCTCCTTTGGGTTTATCTCCCAAACGTCCCCCTGACCGTACTGCTTCACTTGCAGATGATCTGCGGCTTGGTTCTCGATTAGGGTTAGTATTTCGTTGAGCGTGTACATATGCTTTTAGCTTCGCTTGATTTCTCTTACTTGCGTTTGTACTCATATTTGTGTTCTAAACTGATGAACTTCGGTCTGCGACCAAGAAACATTCCCGTCGTGTACGTTCGTGTATCGGGCTGGATAGTATCAAGACCATCGTCAGGGTTCGCGTAAGCTGGGTAATCCGATTCGTTCTCTAAAAGGAAAGTAACCAATCTTTCGGTGTACCATTCTGCTTTGTCTCTGTACCTCTTTGAAATGAAATTGATTTCATCAAGTGAAGCGTTAGAACTGTTCTCAGAACTCTGTTGGTGTACGCCCTTATTCAAGAACTTGTAACTGATAGCAGTAGGTGCTTCCGCTTGAACCCAATGCAGTAACGCTGGTTGAATGTAATCCTCCAAAAGCGTAAGGTTCGCAGCCGTTAGCGTTGAGTTCGTTATCTGTGTCTTCAACTCATCGTAAAGAGTAGTTCCGATTTTGTGCTGGATGTGTATGTCTTGGCACATCAATACAACGGGTCGCAGATACTTGAAATCGATGTTCTCATGAAGGAGCGTGTTGTCCTTGAGAAATGTTTCGGATATGAATAGTACGTTAGCCATTCTT